TTTAATCGTTAGTATAAACGATATTATTGATTATTTAAACGGTCGATAATTGCATCAACCCCCGTTTGATTTGTTGTCGGTGCAGGTGCTGGTTGTGTGACAACAGGTGTTCCCGTTTCGGTTAATGTTATGTTCGTCGGTTGAACAGGTTGTGAGTTAGAATTGTTTTTTTTGCATCCGCAGCCCATGGTATTTCTTTTTTTTATAAATATTTTGGTTTATTGTTTTTTATTTCCTATATTTTACTAAAGTATACAAAAAAAATATCAAAAAACAAATGGAAAAAGACTTTAAACCTGTAAAAAGTGTTTACAACAGTAACTACGACGCAATTAAAAACATTATGTTTCTCTATAATATCGAAAGATTCGATTTAGATTGTACATATTCAAAAGGTAATTTTTGGAAAGATTTACCATCACCGATTAATAAATCCGACATTTATCCTGTTAATGATACGGTTGTGGAATGTAGTTCAGAGAATTTGTCGTTTGCAGACGGAACGATGAAAAGTATTATGTTTGACCCACCTTTTGTTATTGCTGGTAAGTCTTATCGTGATAATAAAGAGGGTAGTTCGATTATAGCAAAGAGATTTGAGGGTTATGAGTCATATAACCACCTAAAAAACCACTATTTTAACACATTGAAGGAATTGTACCGAGTTTGTGAGAAAGGTGGTTACGTAGTCTTTAAATGTCAAGACACGGTATCCGGAGGCAAGAATCATTTTTCTCACGTTATGGTTATGAATATGGCACAGGAATTAGGATTCTATCCGAGAGACTTATTCATCCTCACATCAAACGTCCGTATTAATAGCTTTGGTACCAAGTGGACTAAACAAGAACACGCTCGAAAATATCACAGTTATTTTTGGGTGTTTGAAAAGGTTAAACCAAGAGTGAAATACGATAGTCCTATCGAACAGGATTCTGAGGAGAACCAAGATACATTGCAACACGATCACCCACTTTCCAACCATCAGTAGTTCCTGCAGGAAATTCTATTACGTGGTCACCAATACCGGTGTAACGAGGTAGAGTCATCCTATGTGAATCTTCAACAGGACAATTGGAATGAATACGATTGATACGGTTGTTAAGTACAAAGACAATATCAAGTGGGATTAGACAATTCTTCATCCAAAATGAATGATGACCTTTTCCCATCTTAAAAACCATACAACCGTCTAACGACTTTCTACCCATCATACCACGACTTATGTCCTCTGGTTGGGATAGATATTCGGCATTAAAGGTTTTGTTGTTGATGTGAACTGACATAACTATAATTATTTGGTTTTTTTAAAATAATTTATTATATTTGAGCATGGAAAGAATTTTTGGTGGTTTAATAGAATTCGAAGATACGGAAGAATTTGACCGATTCGTACTGAATATTGATGAGGAATCCGCATTAACGATAATTGAAAAGGCTTTGGAGTTCTGTAATCAAAATAGAATGTTTAACTTAATGGAAGCCAATACGTTATATAAATGTTTAACTAAATTAAAAGAAAATGAAAATCAGATTAAAAGAAATCATCTACATAATGATGATAGTGACGGGGATATTAGTTCAGAAATACGGTCTTAAAGGTACCGACCCTGAATTAGTAAAATATTTTGGATGGGGAGTGATATCACTTGGTTCATTTAACTTAGTGTTAGATTATTTTAGAAAACCTAAAAAGAAATAATATGCCAAAACGTACTAAAAAATGGGAGAAAGACTTTGAGAAAAGATACTCCAACGCAATTAAAGAATTGCAATCATTAGAGAAAGAATACAAACAAATGAGAGAAGAAAATACCGATGGTTATTGGTTAGGTCTTTATCCGGGTGAATCGTTTGTAGACTTTGGGGATTGTGACAATTATAGTGTTAGTTATGTAAAGGAAAATCAATATAAAGAAAGTGATTCCGAACACGTATCAATTACTCTTAATTCAGATTTAGGAAGTTTTAGTTTTGATTTCAATTCCTTAAAACAACTTAAATCATTTAGAAACGATATCATTGAAGAATGTGATAAAATGAGTAGAGAGGATGTATCGGTAAGTATTGATACTGAGGAGTGTGAGGAAGAAGAAGGTTGGGAAGATAATGAAGAACAAGAGTACACAATCCAATGTTCAAGAACTGCAGTTCAAACTTGGACCCATACCGTAATGGCAAGAAGTACCTGTGAAGCATATAGAAAAGCTCAAGATGGCGAAGGTCACGATGAAAATGATGACTTTGATCAATATGGTGATATCGATTGGGAAGAAATTTAAACAAATACAATATGCCAAAATTTATTATTATTGCTGAACGTTATGTGGAAGAGGCTTGGACCCTTCACGTTGAGGCTGAAACTGCAGAAGAAGCATTACAAAAAGTTGAAGATTGTCCTTGGGACGAATGTGATGATGTAGACCACCAACAAGATGTTACATCATATAGAGATGAGGTCGAGTACCGTTTTGATGGAGAAATTGAAGAAGAATAATGTACATTAAACAAACAATATTATATGTTTTCATTATAATGATATGTTCAATATGGATAACATATGATATTATAAAAAATAAAAAGAAATAGTATGGACTTAACCGCAGAAATGGAAAATTACAACAAAGTTAAAGACATTGTACTAAGCAAATTAGTAAGTGAGGGACTATTAGACGAATCTGATTCAGAAGAATTTTCTGAAAGATGTCAAGTTTTAGCTTACAAAGGTAAATGGTTTAGTAAATGGTTTGACAAGAATGTGAAATCAGAAAATTCTAAATCAGATCCTAACGGTTATTACATTCGTATAATTGAAATGAAGGAGAGGGAAGATGATGTTGATAAATTATTAAGAAGAACGACCGGCAACTACGATGAGTAATTATTTATTGATTTTAGTATTTCAAATTATGTTTAATATCTTCAAAGTTATGGAGATAAAATTTACATATGAGAATAACATTAAAAGTTTATTGGTTAATAGTTTTTGGATAAGTCTTGTCTCATTGGGTGCAACATACTACTCATTAGATGGATTATTCAAAGGAGATTACTTAGGGGTTGTATTTTATATTGCCGGAAGTATTATTGGGAAATGGTTCGCAATGGTTCATTACGAAAAAATAAAAGATAAATTTAAACCATTCTTTAAAAAAAATGAAAAAGAAATATTATAAAGATTTTTTTATCTATAAAAAGAGACATCATTGGTTCTTAATACCAACAATTGTTTTTTTTTACAATAAAACCGAGTTCCTTGAAACTGGTGTCCACACACCATCTTGGGGATTAACTGTTAGATGGTTACAATATATGGTTGGGGTTCAGATACAAAAAATTTATTAATATGAAAAATAAAGATACAAGTCTATTAGCATTCGGGGCGATTGTTTCCCTATTTGGGGTATTTGTTTCATTAATGTATTTTAATGATAAACCCACACCAGTTGTGACAACAACAATCTGTAAGGAAGATTCATTACAAAACGTAATTAATGAATTACAAATGGATTTGAAAATGCAATCAGATGGTTTTGATTTCAAAGAAAGAAGATATTCTGAAATTTTATTTGAATATGAATATGGGGTTGACCATTTAAAAAATTATCAACCACAAGCATATAGAGAGTTTCATAGAATTTTATCCCATAAGGAAAATTTTAGCAGACAAGACGAACAAGATAATATTAAAAGATTAGAAACACCAAAATGGTAAACATGAATAGATTAGATAAAAGATATCAAGATTTATTACAAGATATTTTAGATAATGGAGTCGTAAAAACGGACAGAACTGGTACAGGTACAATATCGGTATTTGGTAGACAAATTAAACATAAGATGTCACAAGGGTTTCCATTACTTACCACAAAGAAAATTGCGTGGAAAACAATGGTAACCGAGTTGTTATGGTTTCTACGAGGGGATACCAATATCAAATACCTTGTCGATAATGGTTGTAACATTTGGAATGGTGATGCATTTAAGAACTACACTAAAAAAATTAATGATGTTATTGATGGATATAAGTGTGGTGACATAATGGGGATGCAACCACACATGGAAGTGTGGTTTAGTGATTCTGATAAATTAACACCATTAACTCAAGAAGAGTTTATTGACAAAATAAAAACGAATGATGAGTTTGCTGAACGATGGGGTGAGTTAGGACCAATATATGGTAAACAATGGAGAAGTTGGTTAAAAGTGGGTGAAGAGGTTGATCAAATTCAAAACCTAATTGATGAACTTAAAACAAATCCAGATAGTAGAAGACTAATGGTGTCCGCATGGAATGTCGGTGAGTTAAACCATATGATTCTTCCCCCTTGTCATTACGGGTTTCAAGTTTATACCAGAGAATTAACCGGTGAAGAAAGATGGGACTTACTGAAGAAGAAGGTAGGTGAAGAAAGATTTCAATTAATGGTAGAAGATATTGTTCCATTTGGTGGTGGATTAAGTGAGGAGTTACAAGTATATAATATCCCTAAACGAGCAATATCATTAATGTGGAATCAAAGATCTGTGGATACATTCTTAGGATTACCATTCAACATCGCATCATATGGTTTGTTATTGGAAATTTTTGCTAGAGAAGTGAACATGATTCCAGAAGATTTGATTGGTAATTTGGGAGATGTACACTTATATAAAAATCACATCGAACAAGCTAAGGAACAAATTAATAGAGAACCATATAGGAATCTACCTAAATTGGGATTCAGTCCAATACCATTGGCACACTTTGAACATCATGTGGATAGTTTTAATGATTTTGTAAATCGTTTACAACCACACCAATTCATTATTGACGAGTACGAAAGTCATCCACCAATAAAAGCCCCATTAAGTAATTAATATGTTTATCCATATTACACCAGACGAATTAGAAGAGGAATTTAGAGAGTCCTGGAAATTAGGACATATTATACACCCATCGATTGATTATGCTGATAATGCAATTTATGCCGTTTTTGAAGGTAAATTGGTAATAATATTCAGATTTAAGAAGTATGGGTGGATTAATGATAACCGACAGAATACTTACAATGTGAGCGCGGGGTCCGCGGGGATAACAATTAACATAATAAAAAATGAAACAAATTAAAATTTTAATAATATTAATGTTCACATTGAATATTAATTCTATGGCACAAAATCAGTTTTCAGATTATGTGACTCATTTAAAGAACGACACCTTAAATTTAAAACGATTAGAATCATTTGTTATGGAGTGGTATGGAATCAAATATCAATTAGGTGGAAACACAAAAAACGGTATTGACTGTTCCCAATTTGCCAAAAAACTTTATTGGGAGGTATATGGTAAGAAACTAAATAACACTTGTGCGGAACAATGGAAACAAACAAATAGAATTAAAAAAGATAGTTTAATGGTTGGGGACATAGTCTTCTTTAGAAGTACTCAAAGTCCAAGTGGATGGCATTGTGGGGTGTATTTGGGTAGGGATACCTTTGTACATGCGGCAAATAAGAAAGAAGGGGTCAAGATAAGCAGCTTATCCGAACCCCGTTATCTTAGTTCATATAAGGGTGCAGGACGTTTGAATTAACGTCCCTGACCTTTGTATTTCTTTGGTTTTTGATCTTTAGGACCGTAAGATTTACGAGCTTTACCTGTTGTCTTTTTACCAAATGATACTTTCATTGCCGAAGAACTCCCTTTTGCCTTTGCCATAATATATATTTTATATTAATAAGTATTTCTTAAATATTTTTTGTATATTTGTCTCGTAAACTATTGAACAATGGAAGATATCATAACTCAAAAATTCACCTATGCAACCATTACGGTTTTCAAGGATTATTGTAAAATAATTGATAAGAAAGAATCATTAAGTTCAATGGGGGTTGATTTGGACTCACTTGACGATGGGGATGATGATATATTTGAAAGTGCCAAGAGTCTTATAAAATTCACAATCGATGATATGAGAAGACCGACCGTTGGCCGAACAACGGAATTTCCCGAAAAGGTAGGAAAAAGAAAAACAAAATTTTTCTATGGTGAACCTGGCATAAATGAACGTACCATAATAAATTACGCAATTAGAAATTTCGAGACCAGGGACGATAGACACATTAAGAAATATTATGGTAGCCCGTTTAGTGAAATAACCGTTACCACAATTGAACGTTCTATTAGGAGACACGGAAATAAAATAACAATTAAACTATATCGACACCATAGACACAGAGCGTTTAACAACATTTACTTTAAGAAATCAACTGGTGTTGAGTCAGTAACGTTTAATGTTAATAATGGTAATTTTACCACACTTAGTATGAATAAAAGTGGTAGGAAAACAACTAAGACATTTAGAACCAACAACTTCAACTTTTTGGAGATGCAATTCAAAGATGGTGGAATTTTAAACATGAGAAAGTGTTTAGATGACAACTCTGTTCTGTTGAAAGAGTATAATGAGACATTTAATAATACGGATTTTATTTTTGAAATAGATAAGGTATTCAATCTAAATCAGAATTTTAGTTTTAATGGTACATGGTTCTGTCAATTAATGTTAGAACGATTTGTTGAATTGAAAAAGATTAAAGTATCTAACGATTACGGTATATGGATTAAAAAGTATTATCCCACTGAAAAGTTTTTAAAGAAAAACGACAGAAAATTAATTGCTTCGATTTTGGATATGTTTCAAATCAAATCTAAAATTACAATTAAAATAATGCATGAAAATACTAAAATAGATATACATGCATTATCTCGTTTATGTTATTTTTTCGGTGATAATTTTTCAAAATATATTGGTAGTATCGATTTGGTACATTTTATGAATTCAACATACGAAGACACCGTTGATATTGGTTACCCTAAATTTAAATTTGCGGAAGAATTAAAAAAAGAAAAGTTCCTAATAACAAATATCGAAAAGGAAAATATCGTTAAAATCATTAATAATTTAAACAACGAAATACGAGGATATCAAAGATTAACCAATAAGAAAGAGACATTGATTAACCATAGATTTATCGGTGATTTAAATGATCATTTTAAGATGATTGATAAATTACGTAAATTCATACCTGATTTATATTTAAAATCTAAAAACATAGATGATTTTGATAAAGAACATTTGGAATTATCTAAAATGATGAAATTCATTAAAAAGGGATATGTTATTGAATATCAATTTGTTGATAAGATGGTTAACGATGTAGAATCACCAATTAAAGTTAAGATTAATTTAAGTGATGATGAGTCAAATCCCGAATGGGTCACTCCCGAATTCTATCCTTATATCTTAAAACGAGAAGAGGATTATGATGAGGAAGGTAATTTCATGCACCATTGTGTGGCATCATATTCGGATAAAGAAAAATCGATTATTGTTTCGGTAAGAACTGAAGATAAAAAAGATAGGGTTACTTGTGAATTTGATTGTCAAACAGGTACTCTAATTCAAGCGAGACACTTTTGTAATAAACAACCTCCTGCTGACATTGATTTAGCCGTCAATATCCTAAAAGAAAAAACTAAGCACTATGCTAGAATGGGTTTATTACATTCTTTAGATAAAAAAAAGGTACCGGTTAAAATTAATGGAATAGAAATTATACCTGAAATTAAAGAACCAACACGAATATCTGATGTGTTATTTGATATGAGGCGTGAACCTGCATTTTAACTACACAATTCAAATAAATCCATATATATTTTGTATATGGATTTATTATTTATACACAACCAAGAGAAGAAAGACAAGAAAAGTAAATCATTATCAACGTGTGATTTAAAGTTATATAATGACGATGATGATATTGTTTACAAATCTACATTTGATTTTGATTACCAAAGATATGGTAAAAATAAAAAAGTTCTTTTTGAACATGAACTGGTTTTAAATAAAAAAACCGGAGACATCTTTATAACGTATAAAATTGTTAATGATGGTTTAACAGACATGAAAATGTTTAGAACCACCACCAAACAAAAAAAGAATAACTTTAGTTTATTATTAGATTTAACTGAGAATGGTTTTGAGAGGGGAGAAAAGAGAATTGGGTTTTGGGGAGTGAAGTATTCAAGAGCAACTAATAAAATAATAGAATTAATTTATAATTTAATCAAAGATAATTTCAAATCAGAATTTATCATTCAAAAAATTAATAAGGGTGAGTGTGAAATAAACTTTCTTTATGATATGGTTGTTGATTTTCATTTAGAAATGAAGGGTATTAAAGGACACGACAGTGTTTATTATGATATACAACATGATTACCCCAAAAAGAAATGGTTAGAGAAAAACGATTATAAATTTCTACCGTCGGTGTTAGACCACTATGGAATCAAATCAAAATATCTTATTGGTGAATTGAATAAACAGAATTCCCATAAGAGTATTAAGTTAGATTCTTTAAACTATATCTGTAAATTATTTGGTGACAATTACATAGATTATTTAAAGAAAATAAAATGGGAGAAACATTGTTTTGATTATACACCCAACAAAAAATTACACGTATTAAAAAATGATACGGAAAAAAACTGTATGGTTAGTGTTATTAATAAGTGGGAGAGTGATTCTTTAAAAACAGATTCATTAGTTTATTTGGTCAATAAGTTATTATCAATTAGAGAGTTACTTGAAGCTAGAGGAGTTGAATTAAAATTTAAAGCTAAGAACGATAATGAATTTGATAATTTATTGGAGATGTGGTCAGGAATTAAATTTCATTTCGCTCGAGGTTATAAAGTTAGATATGATTTACCAAAAGAATTTATGGATGAGATTGAGGAAGATATTATAGTTGGTGGGGAATCATTTAAACCCAAAGTTTTGGTGACAGAAGAGGATTTTAGAATTGAAGGGTTTAATATGAAAAACTGTATGTCTAAACAATTTCCACACGGATCAATATACATTTATGTTGGGTTACAATGTAAACGAAAAAGGATAAACCTACAATATCGTAAGGGAGGTTTGGTACAATCATATGGTAAAGCTAACACACCAACATTGGAGATGTTCAACGATGCGATAACCATATTAACCCAAAGGTTTAAAAAATACACATATCTTGAATGGAAAAAGGAAAAATACGACTTCCTAACTAACTCATTATCAATACTTTAAGAATAATTTAAAAAATATTCTAAAATTTTTTTTGTATTTCATAAAATATACATAACTTTGTTTCATCATTAAACAAAACAGGTATGAAATATTTCTCAGTATGTAGTGGAATCGAGGCCGCAACAGTGGCTTGGTCCCCATTGAATTGGAAATGTGAAGGGTTATGTGACTTCGCATCTTTCCCACAAAAAGTATTATCACATCACTATCCAACAACCCCATTATTTTCAGACTTAACAAAATTAAACGAACATGAAAGTTACAGAAACATCAGCTTCGACCTATTGGTCGGAGGAACGCCTTGTCAATCTTTTTCCGATGCAGGACTCAACAAAGGAATGGATGATGTCCGTGGTCAACTCTCCCTTGAGTATGGAAGAATTCTTAAAGAAAAACGACCAAGATGGTTCATTTGGGAAAATGTCGAAGGCGTTTTTAAAAGCAAACACAGAAAAGCGTTATGTGAAATCATCTCCTCTTTCACAGGTACTAACTTCAAAGCAGAAGACCTCGACAAACAAGGTGTTGTCCAAGGAGAAGAATACTCCATCGCTTATAGGGTTTTCGACAGCCAATACTTCGGAGTTCCCCAACGACGCAAAAGAATCTTCATTGTTGGATATCGTGGAAACAATTGGAAAGTCCCATTCTCCGTATTATTTGAAGAAGGATGTTTTGAAAGCGTTAAAGAGAAGAATCGAATCAAGAGGGATGAGTACGCCAGAAATGTTCTTGGAGAAATTAAACTCGCAGGTACAGTAACAAAATCACACGCATCTACATTGGTTGATGGGTTTGGTAAAGTATCTACGTCTAACTATTGGATTGATAACAATAGTATTAGAATCTTCACAGAAAGAGAATTAGAGAGACTCCAAGGGTTTCCCGATGGTTATCTTGATTTTGAAATTGGTGGTAAAAAACCAAGTTATTCAAATGTTAAAGGTGCAATAGGTAACTCTATGACTGTCAATGTAATGTATTGGATTGGTCAACGAATTAATTTTATTGACAATTATATTCAATCTAAAAATATTTTGAAATCCGAGAAAATTTAACTATATTAGAATATGCAAGAAAAAGAATCAAAAACAAACAGTCACTTCTGGATAAGTTTTATTAAATCCGTTATCAGATTTGTGGCTTGTTATTTCTTATTTAATGGTGATTTTAGAAGTTCGGCTTTGTTATTTGCATTAGCTGAAGGTTTGGGTATTGCCGAAGAAATATTTTAACTATGAATTTTTATTTAATACAATCATTCGTAAAAAAACTAAAAGATGAACGAAACAAGAAGACCAACCAACAACTTAGACACGATAGTGTTCGAAGAATTGAACTTTCAACCACATCCGGCGGGAATGGGACAACAGTGCATAGTTCAATTCTCAAACGGATACGGGGCTAGTATAGTTCAAGGACCACACACCTACGGAGGTAAAGATGGTTTATATGAAATTGCCGTCTTTGGTAAAGATGGTGAAATATCCTACTCCACTCCAATTACGGACGATGTACTTGGTTATCTATCGGAAGAAGAGGTAGAAAAAACATTAACTGATATTAAAAATTTAGATTAATGACAACTGAAACTAAATTTAGAGCAGGAATTGCAACTTCTTTATTAGGGTTGGTGATGATGACATTTGCCTATCTTGAAAAAGATAGGAAGTACAATGAAACCTATGATAAATTAACCCATACACGGGATAGTTTATCTACTCAAAAAACATTGTCAGATAGTTTACACGATGAATTATTCATTTCAAAGGTTGAAAATGGTAGACACGAGTTTACCAGAGAATACTTCTTTGGTAAACACCCAAAACTACAATTAGAATACGAAAATTATTTACATCACGAAACGGAATAAAACATGTCAGATGAAGAATTTAGAAAACATATTAGTGGTGACCTAAATTTAGGTGGAACAAAATACTTAAACATAAAGGCCAGTACTATTATTAGTATGAACGAACAATTTACAGTTTATACAGAAGATGGACCAAAGTATTTAAATGTTAATATAAGTGCGGATTTTGATGAAATACCAAAAAAATATCATGAGGTATTTTTAAATGTATTGACTTCAAAATATTCAAACTCGGTTTCATTTGGGAATAATCCATTTTCGGAATGTAAACCAGTTCAAAAAAAGAAGTGGTGGCAGTTTTGGAAAACAGAATATTTCACAATTTAAAAATATACACATGAAGTACGCAGCATTATTGATGTTTGTTACGGGTTTATGGATTGCTTATGAGATTTGGAGAGCACCATTACTTGAAGAAACTGAAAATGGTAATTATAAAACTAAGAGACCAACTAAAAAACTAAGTGACTTATGGCGAAAGCGAAACTAGTATACGATTTAAACGAACCAGATGATGTAATGGCACATAAAAGAGCCGTTAAATCATTGGATTTAGCATTAGCACTATGGACCATAACTCATAACACTAAGAAAGGGTTGGAGTGGTCTATGGAGGGAAAAGAGATAGACAAATACGACGCTCTTGAGTTGGTGTTTGAAAAGATACATGAAATCATATCCGAACATAATATCGATTTAGACGATCTAATTTTATGATATTTATCATATAAACAAATACTATGGCATACTCAGATAAGGTCTTAGACCACTACTCAAACCCTAAAAACGTGGGGACATTGGACAAATCTAAATCAAATGTCGGTACTGGATTAGTCGGTGCTCCTGAATGTGGTGACGTAATGAGATTACAAATAGAGGTGGTTAACGATATCATTGTTGACGCTAAATTTAAAACTTTTGGATGTGGTTCAGCTATCGCATCTTCTTCAGTTGCAACCGAATGGTTGAAAGGTAAGAGTTTAGATGAGGCGGTGACAATTGATAATATGGATTTGGTAGAGGAGTTAAATCTTCCTCCAGTTAAAATACATTGTTCAGTATTGGCGGAAGATGCTATCAAATCAGCAATAAACGATTATAGAAAAAAACAAGGATTAGAGGAAATAATCTTTGAGGAAACTCACATTTAATGGTAACAGTATCAGAAAAAGCAGCAATTAAATTAAATTCACTTATTGAAGAAAGTGGGTTTCAAACTCCCTTTGTTAGAGTGGCTGTTAAAGGTGGTGGGTGCAGTGGATTATCATATGACCTTTCATTTGATACCGAGCAACAACCTGCCGATACTCTTGCAGAAAACAATGGAGTAAAAATTTTAATAGACAACAAATCATTACTATATCTTTTTGGAACCGAATTAGATTTCTCTGATGGACTTAACGGTAAGGGATTTCAATTTATTAACCCAAATGCATCTCGTACTTGTGGATGTGGGGAAAGTTTCGCTCTTTAATTTTTTTATGTGAATAATTTTTTGTATATTTTATATATAAATTTTATTCATGGTTACAGAAGAAGAAATTATCGAACATGTAAAAAGTTTATCTTATCAAGATAAAATAAAACTAATCAATAAAATTACCCCATTAAAAGA